AGACTTTACAGTCCAGGAGGTAAATTATGTCAGTAACAATTAGAACAAACGAAGGTTTGAAGAATAACAGAATGTGGGACGAGTGGGCAACTCTCCTTGATGCTTGCATTTATGATGCAGACGCACAGCAGAACAAGTATGACGAGATCGTAAAGGCTGTAACCCTTGAAAAGAAGTCTAAGAGATGGGGCGAGAAGTCCATCACAATGGGAGGTCTTGGAAACTTCCAGGCTAAGACTGAGGGACAGGACGCAGCTCAGGACACATGGGAACAGGGCTTTGAGAAGTTCGTTCAGCACTCAACATTCGCTCTTGAAGTTGAGGTATCTAAGGAGCTGAAGGACGACAATATGCTTGATGATGCAAAGGCAAAGGTTATTAACCTTGTTCAGGCATATAAGAGAACCAGAGCGCAGCTTGCTACAGACGCGATCACAAAGGCTGTAACAGGAACAACATCAATCTCCTTTAACGGAGCTACTATTGATGTTACTTGCGGCGACGAAAAGCCCCTCTTCAATGAGGAACATCTTTTCAAGACAGCTGGTGGAAACACACAGTCTAACTACTTCTCAGATGTACTCGGCAACACAACCGCAGTTCTTAACAAGGCTGCAAATAAGATGAGAAACTTCAAGGACGACAGAGGAAACGTTCTTGGCTTTATCGCAGACACAATCGTTCTCCCTGGTAATGATCCTGAGTACGAAGATTTCGTAAAGAGAATTATCGGATCTGACGGAGAAGTTGGCAGCAACTACAACGACATCAACACACAGAGGGGCAAGTGGAAACTGGTTGTAGATCCTCTTTGGACACCTACTATTTCTGCTTCTAACCACCCTGTAATCATCATGTCTTCAGAGGCTATGAAGGCTCTTCAGGGCACAAAGTTCTATGACAGAACAGACCTTGATATCGAGACTGATGTTGATGTTCACAGCAGAAACCTCACATATAACGGATTTGCCAGAATGTCTATCGCATTCCCTAACTGGCGTCACGTTATGATGCTTGGTGCTTCTGCTTCAACAGCTACACTTGACAGGGCAGTATCATTCTAATGCGTTGTTTAAAAGGGGGCCGGGGTGCATAACTCCGGTCCTTTATTTGTAAAAGGAGAGAATATGAACGTAGGAGATAGATTTACAAGAAATGGTAAGACCTATGTTGTAACTCAGGTGTGGGGCGATAACTACGGTATGAGAGAAGTTGAGGACGAAGTAAAGGAAGTTCCGGTGTTTCAGGAAACCGTAGAGAAAGAAGAGGCCCCTAAGAAGAAAGTCGTAAGAAGAAAGAAGGCTTAACATGATTACCTGGAAGGATATTAAGTACACAACTTTACAGAAAATGTTTTCCATAACAGGAAGCGCAACGACCATTCCTAATGATTCAGCAACAATGGAATATGTTAATGCCATGCCACAGGCAGCAAATGAGGCTTTACAGCTTCTTTCTACCGCTGGAAAGTTTATCATAAAGGAATTTCAGTATGCTAATTATCCTTTCGATAATCTTTTAGGGAAGGACACATTTAAGGTGTATTCCCTTGTGAATGACTCAATATCATTCGCAAAGAAGGGGGCATTGTCTTATTACTTTAAGATCATGGGAAAGCCAATATCATGCAAACTGTATGTTGGCACACATGAAGTAAAAGACTTCTATCCGGAAGAAAACGAGATAGACACAAAGCAGTTCACAACCTTTAAGGGGAACATAACTTATCCCGTTCTGGAAGAAGACGAGGACGACACTGTTAGTCTTTTAGTAGAGGCATGGACCCCTGTAAATATACAAAATGTATGTTTTTATGGTACTGCCTTTGAAAGCGACGAAGACGTACCACAGTATGAAAAATTCATCCGTATAAAGATGAATGATGTTTTGGACGATTTCTATCAGCTTGCGCCGGCAGAGCTTTATAAGCTTGGTGAAAGCGGCAATCAATACATTGTGGCTAATGACTATTTCCAGGAAGCAGATAATACCCTTGTTATTCCCAGAGAAAAAGAAGGCATATATCTGATTCATTATAGAGCATATCCACAGAGAATTACTTTGGAAACTCCTGACGATTACGAAATGGCTCTTGATCCTGAAGTTGCAGACCTTCTTCCGTTGTATATGGCATCACAGATATACATGGATGATGATCTTGGAATTGCAACTTCTTACCGCAACTATTTTGAGGTAGGCCGTGACGCACTTAGTCAGGGTGCATTGATACCTAAAAAAGAGAAGTTTGTTACTTCTAGTGGGTGGGCATAATGGCAATTACATTTAACATTCCTAGCAGTCCAAATAAACAAGTATATGAGTCAAACAATTTCCTTGGAGCAGACTTCACATCAGAGGCTTCTACGGTAGATGATACCAAGTCACCTAATGTAGAGAACATGATAAGGTCTGTTCCTGGAAAGATCCGTAAGAGGATGGGCTATAAATTGTTTGCTGATTATGGCGAACCAATTTACGGAGTACACCATTTATCTACTACGGACGTATGGCTCATTCATGCCGGAGACAAGCTGTATAACTTAACTTCACCTAAAGGCAGCAAGTGGATAGACCATGTAGAAAACTTCATTGTGGATAACACAGTGGATGAAAACAATATCCTCTTACAGACCGGTGATGTTTCTATAACACTTGTCTACACTGGAATGGCGCGGCATAGGTCTGTTTCCTTCCAGTTAAACCAAAAGCTGGTTATTTTGGACGGAACAAAAATCCGTATGTATGACGGAACAGACGTTACAGCTATAGAGGATGTTGCCTATATTCCTACACTTGTAATTAATAAAGACCCTAACGGTGGAGGAACAAATGTAGATGCACTTAATTTACTTCAGCCAGCATGGATAGAGCTTTTCTATGTGCCGGCAAATGAACCTACAATACCAACTACTACTAAAGTGTTCCATTTAACTTTTGGTGGCCTTGACGACACACCAGTAAAAGCATGGTTATTAAATTCAGATGGTGAGTGGATAGAGAAAACAGAAAATACACACTTTACAGTAGATAGAACAAACGGAATAGTCACCTTTACAACTGCCCCAGGAGCAAGCCCAATATTGGGCGAAAGTAATGTAAAGATACAGGCTTATAGGACCGTAGAAGGATATGCCGACAGGATAAATCACTGTACTATCGGTGCTATGTTTGGTGTTAATGGTGCTGGTGACAGGATATTTGTTTCAGGCAATCCGGATCAAGGTGTGAATGAAGACGGAGAACTTTATACCTTCATAAACTGCGACTGGTGGAGTGGCCGATACGACCCTACATACTTTGCAGACACATCATATTCAAAGCTAGGTAGTGATACATCAGCGATTATGGGATATTCGATAATCAATAACTACCTTGCAGCACATAAGGACCAGAACGAGCTTACACAGTCAATCCTTATCCGTGAAGGCGATATGGTGGATGACGAACCAGTATTCAAGCTGATAAACACCTTACAGGGTGCCGGGGCGATATCAAAGTATTGTTTTTCATACCTTGCCACAGAGCCGGTATTCTTAACAAAACTTGGGATATTTGCAGTTACAGCACAGGATATCACCGGTGAGAAATACGCACAGGACCGTAGTTATTATCTTGAAGGTAAACTCTTAAAAGAGGAACACTTAGAGAACGCTATAGCCTATTCCTGGAAGGATTATTATATATTGGCGATAAACGACCATCTTTATATCTTGGATGGATTACAGCCAATTCATACAGATAGATCACGACCCTACGCTACCAGACAGTATGTAGGGTTTTATTTTACCAATGTTCCGGCTTCAGTGTTCTTTGAGATTGACGGAGAGTTATTCTTTGGAGCAACGGACGGAAAAGTGTACAAGTGGTACACGGACGATAAAGCCTTGGAGAGTTACAACGATAATGGCGAGGCTATAAATGCAGTATGGGAAACAGCAGATATCTCAGAAAAGCTTTTTTATAAGAAGAAAACCTATAGATATCTTGCAGTAAGGTGTATGCCTGAAATCGCTTCATCTATCCAGGTATGGGCACAGAAACAAGGCCAGTGGGTAGAGATAAAGAACGATACAAGCACACTTAAGTATTTCTCTTATGAAAACTTTATTTATTCCAAAATGACATATTCCTGTAATAAGACCCAAAGGATATCAGCGACAAAGATAAGACTAAAGAAGCTGGATCATGTGAGGTTTAAGTTTGTAAATGACCTTGTTAATGAACCACTTGGAATAAACGACTTTGCCGTTGAATATACACAGGCCGGGAATGTTAAGTAAGGAGGATATATGTTTAATAAAGTAACCGCACAGGACAGGGCGAATAAAGGTAACGTGGGGTTGCCGGACACACCTAATATGACAGCCAATGAGTTACAGGAGAGGATGGATTCACTCCCTAACCTTGGCATTGATAAACTCAATGAGCTGATTGACGGTCTGAATGCAGAGACAGCAGCTGGCAATATTGGCATGGTTGTTCCTAATGGTGTAACTACCACACAGACAACGATACAGGCCGTTATAAACGCTATTGTTTTGGACTGGTCCCTTAATACTGCTAATAGGCATACACACGCAAATAAGGCCGTTCTGGACACGATAACAAGTACAATGCTGGATAACTATTCAGCACTGGTTACATTGTTTACCGGGATAGAGACAATCGCACAGGCAGTAAGCAATAACAATTCTGCGCTCCCTACATCAAAGGCAGTAAAAGACTTTGTAGATGCCTATGATATAAAGTCAAAGGTCCTTGCAGTTGCTTACCCTGTTGGAGTGGTTTACACCACTAAAGGAACAGCACCAGGGACATTGTTCGGTGGTACATGGAGTGTTTTAGATACTGATACTCAGGGTGTAACACGATACCTTAGAACGGCATAAGGAGGAATAGAAAATGGCTGTAGAAAATATCCCTATAAGTCAATTACCAGAGGCCAGCACAGCTTCAGATAGTGACGTTCTTGCAATAGATAATGGGACTACTACCTATAAGATCACGGTAGAAAACTTTAATGCTACCGGTACAGCTTCCGCACAAGCAGCAGCAGCGGCAGCGGCAGCTTCAGCAACAGCAGCTTCAGAGAGTGCTACCGCAGCACTGGGATATAAGAACACGGTAGAGTCAGCGCTTAATGACGCTTCAACCATTGTTTCCAATGCACAGACCT